TTCTAATAACTCATTCGTCTTGTCCATCATCATTATTAACACCTTGTTCAACTTCTAAAATGATAGCATTACGCTTTAAGTTATTCATCATTAAGAATAATTCCTTAATTTCCTGTTGGGTAATTTCCCATGTTTCTTCTGTATCGTATGTTACTTCAACTGTTACTATTTTCTTCTTCAAATAAATGCCTCCATTTGTCTCTTATTCTCCAATGCCTAAACTTTTTAGTTCCATGTGCCGTTGCATATGGAGTTAATAATGATGATATTCGTCTATGATTATAGATTGTACCAAACTTACTTTCGTAAATAGTTACTACTTCATCAATAGTAAAATTATTAGGGTTTTCTACTTCTTGTAGAAATTCGGTTAGTTTCTGTTTAATTCTTTTATTACCTGCACTTCTTCCCATTCATTCCATCTCCTTTGCTTTAAATGCGGCTAATCTAATTGCTTCTCTAGCACTAGCAGTAATACTAGCGGCTAAATCTACATCAGCCCAACCAAATCCTTGAAAAGCAACAATGCCATAAAATGATGCCATTAATCGCTTTACTGCCATTTGATTGTTATTCCACTTAACGTATTCTGATTTGTTATCTTCATCTCTTGCCTTTCTCATAAGTCGCTTATATTCGTTTCGTAACTCTTTCAAATCAAGAACTGCTCTAGGTAATAGACCTAACTTATCAGTTTTATAATACAACATCTGTTTCTTATCACTAATACTAAAGTCTCTAGGAGTAGATAGATTAGCACCAAATTCAGTAGGTTCATTTGATTTAGTTTCCCATGAAATGTTCCTTGAAATCATCATACTAGGATATAGACCTGCAAAATCAAAAGCGGCTACATTAAGATGTAATCCGTTTGTTCCTTCACTTAATGGGTCATAAATCATAGCACCATCATATTCTTGACGCTTATCTACCTTTTCTCCAGTAGGAGCAATCCATTCTGCATTACGCATAAAATAGATTGAACCCATATGACTAGCATAAAAACAAGCACTAAATGGTGCAATCAATAATCTTTGTAATGCTACAATTGCTTCACTACAATAATTCAATTCATCAATTTCAACCATTAACTCAACATCCACTAAAGCATACTTCAAATATGTTTCAGTATCTTCTAACCATGCTCTACGATAAAACTCGTTAGGGTCAGGAAATTTCTCACTAACTAACTTTTCTTTACCTAAAACTGATTCAGAAATATAATTTAAAGACATTGATGGTAATGTTCCTCTTTGTGAATCATTCCATTGACGTTCAAAAGCAAGGTCTAAATTGAGGGTTATGCGACCTCCTATCGGCTGTTCGATAGCACCGAACCCATTTTCACCATACTTGAATCTAAAGCCATCCTTGACCTTCTTAACACCCTTAACGATATTAATTGGCGATATGATAGTGGGGTTCAATCCCAAAGCACACGCACGTTCAAGAAGTTTAGGTAAATCGAACTTCAATCCAAACCAAGCAATAAGCATATCAGGGTCTTTATCAGACATTGTTTGCATAAAGTCTTCAAGCATATCTTTTTCATTATCAAAAGTATATTTATACTCGTCTTTAGTTAGTTCGGCAGACCATAGTTTCTCTTCGGGAAACCATACCCATTGATAATAAACTTTATCATAATTATCATAAACTACAATAGTAGTAATCTTATCGTGATGTTCTCCGCCTTGTTGCCATTCCATATCCCAATACCATTTATGCATTTCATATTCTGGTAATACTGCTAATTTATCTACTGCAAATCTAAAAGTATAAGATACATCTGCTTCATAAGTTTTATGAAAAGACTTCTTAGCAATATGTATATCATAAGAATTATCTACATATACTTTAGTTAGTTTCTGCTTTTGAAGATTAACCCAATCTCCTTCTTCATATTCAAACTCTCTAGTTAAATATTTAGAAGGTTTGTAATACTTAGGCTGAACTTCAGAATTGAGAATATAGAAGTATGGTTTAAACTCTTCTATATTCTCAATCTTCTCTCCATTCTTTCTATACGATGTATAGATATGCTTTCCTGTATCTAGTTTACTTATTATCATTTCAATTACCTGCCGAGAAAGGTGCTTTAATTATCATCCTATCTTCAGCAACAAGCAATAGTGGAAATTCATCCTTTACATAAAATGTAATGTCTGAATTATTCTTAAAGAACTTATGTAGTGGCCCACTATATTCTAATGTTGCTTCTTCTCCAAAACATGAAGAAGGCGTTATTGTTTCTTCATATTGATTTTGTATGTTAAGTCCACTTGAAAAGACTACAACTTCACCGTTATAATCTAATTTAAATGCACCATGATTTGCTAATTCACATGAAGAGATACAATCAGAGAATACTTTTTGATTGAGTATAAATGCTCCTTCGTATTCTGATTTACCAAACTTAGGAAGTTCAGTTAATTCTTCTACATGATTAATATGTGCCAACATTGCTTGTAGTCTGATTAAAGCATCCATGTTAGGATGATTAACAACTCTAGCAATGCTAGCCTTCTTTGTTCCTGAACCTACTGTTAAGTAATCTTCAACAACAAAAGAAGTTAGTTCTCCGTATTTCTTAAGATACGGTACAATAGTTTTACCATTACCAATAAACTCACCATCTTCTGCACCTATCACTTCTAGATTAATATTCATTGCAAAGGTCGTATCTCCATTCCAAATAGAAAGAGTATTACCACTTAACTTCATTAGAAAATTAAGACCCATAGAATTATTAGTAAAACCCGATGAAGTCAAATACTTTCCTTTACCTTGAATACTTTCTAATGCTTCTATCATTACCTTTGTATCAACTGCGAATTTCAAACATTACCCTCCCGCAAATCGGGAATACCGTTCCAAACGATATTAGGCGGTTGTCCTTCACGGATAACCCAACGAGTTCCAACTTTATTACCATTAGTTCTAGAACCAATTAGTTCGGCAATATATTGTATTTCTCCTTTAACCTTCTTTCTAAAACAATGTATTTCTTGTTCTAGTTTACCACCCCAATCTTTCCAAGCGGGTTGAATACCAGTAGAAACATTATCTACATACTTCTCAGTTTCGTGAGTAATATAGATTACATCGCACTTTAGATTAAATATTGCTTCTAATAAATAATAAAAGGTTTTATTTCTGGGGCCATATTGATATGGCATCATTTTAGTTACAACAGTAGGATTAGGATTAACTTTGTAAATACATTTTTCAAACCATGTATCTACCCCATCCATTACAAAGATAGGTTTATCTCCTTCACTAATCTTACCACGAACATAACGCACAAAGTCATGTGAATTGTTTTCAGACTTAACAATATCAATTGCATTGTCGTCATTCATTTCAATCGGATTAAAGACTTGAATGCGTTCAGTAGCATCATAACATTCAATCCATGTAGATTCAACGCCGCTATCCCAATCTAAAACGTATATGTTTCTATCTGGAAAGTCCAAAGCAATACCAGTCTTACCACATTTAGGGATTCCCCAAATACCTAAAACCAATCTACTCTTTCTTTCCTTTCTTTTCTCTGCCATTAACTCCGCAAAACGTGAGTTAAATTGTTCTTGCTTTTTACCAAAATTTGTACTTTTATCTGTTACCTTTTTATCTGTTAGTCCCATAACTATCACCTAATTCATTTATATCTATATCTAATTCTTTACCATGCATCTTTGTCCATGCCATTATAATAGTTGCTAATTCCAACTTATCGCAAATGTATCTCGCTTCTTTCGTATTGAAATGCATTTTAAGCCAATAAGTTCCATTTTCTTTTTCATTCTTTCTCCAAGTTAAGAAGTCTACATTTGCCATATCAACAATGTAGGCATCACCTTTCAAAAGAAATCGCTCTTCTTTTAAATCTGTCGTCATAATAATTTCTCCTGTATAGGCTTTGCACCTAGTTGATTGTCATTCAATGCGCCAACAATTACACGCTCAAGGCTAACGTATCAGAACCAATCAAGGTTTTCTTCAACGATTTCATCCACTTCAACAGGAGAACCTGTTCTTTGGACTACATAAAGACCTGCTACATTAATTGTAACTGGGTCTGCTTCACCATCAACAATTCTTTGTGATGTTCTTCCAATAATAATAATAGAAGAACCAATGCCGAAGTCAATAACTAAATGGTTTGGAATCCAACAAGTTGTCATGTTAGAATCTCCATCATAGTCGAATTCAGCATTCAAGTCAGTAATGTTAATGATTCGATTACCATTTGAAGTTGGACTCATGTTCATATTACAAACAGTTCCATCAGTAACAATAAATCGTTCCTTAGAAGGTAGTGTTTGTCTTTGAATATGCGCTCTATCAACTTCAACCAATGGAACCAAATGGCTAGATAAGTTATCTACTAAACATTGTTCAAAGTCAAATCCTGAAACATCTTCATAATTATCTGCTTCGGGATTAGTGTCGGAATGCTTTACAAGACTGTTTAATGTAGTCTTAGTCATTCCATAGATAGCAGAACCATCTTCACTAGGAATACAAGCAAAGTAAATCCATTCAAAGCAATTAGGTGCAAAGTCAATAGCAGGTTGATTCTTATACGAGAAATTATACAATTTCTTTTCTCCACCATCAATTGAACCATAGAACAATCCACTTCGGCGGAATTGTTCCAATGGAAGAGGCTTACCGTAATTCTTATTAGTTGAACCAGACATATATGTTGCTTGACTATCTAAAGGAATAATCTTAGTTCCATCTTCTAATTCTTCTGCACCTTCTGGTAAATTACTTACAATCTTCTCTTGATACTCATTCTTGTGATAACGTGAGATAACCCACTTACCCAAAGCATTTTCAGTAGCAACAGCAACAAATCCTTCTTCAAGGGCTTTATCGTTATTTCGCAAATATTCTTCCTTTGCTTTATTTCTATTCCATGACATCATATCTCTAGGTGCTTCTAAAGATACAAAGAAACCAAACGCCGCTTTAACCAGTCCACCAGTTGATGAACTGCCATTACTTGCAGTTACTTTCTTTTGTCGTCTAAATTGAGCAACATAGTTTCGCCAAAGTCCCTTTGCCAAATCTGCTGTTGTTTCAACATTATTCTCTTCACATATAGATTGAAACTTTTTGGTTGCATCTTCAACCGACATTTCAATATATTGTGCGCTCTTTTCTATTTCTGTTTTCATTTCATCATTCATTTTTTCACTTCCGATTTTTTTTATTTTTTTTGTCAAATTAATTGACCGACTAACCATGAAACCAATACTCTTGGAGTCATAGTGGTTGAACGGTATTCGCTTTCGCCAATGGTTCTAAGGAATTTAAATTTAACATTTGTCTCAATTCCTTCTGCTTTGATAATACTATCATGTAATCCCATACATATCTCACGAACAGACCTACCACCGTAAATCATGTCATGAAGTTGAGATAAGACGTTTGTATTTTTATTAATTATCATATTAATTATTTTCATATATTCTTCTAAATTCATATCGCTTTGTTTTCTAAGCGTGATATTCGAGGATTTAGCCGCTTGAATTTCGGTAATCGCTCTACGCATATCACCATTCATCGAATATATAAAGGGTATCAACTCTTCATCACTAAAGCGATTAATGTTTTCGTTGCTTAAGATTCCCTTGATTACCTGTAAAATGGATTCATTAGAGAGTGGTTTAAAATGATAGTTTGCACATCTACTTTGAAGTGGAAAGATAATTCTATTTCTATCATTACAAGTAATAATAAAACGAACATTGTTCGCATATCTTTCCATGATTCTTTTAAGTGCGCTTTGAGCATCATTCGTCATTCCCCCCATCTCATCAAGTAATATAATTCTAAATGGAACATCACCAATTGTACCGCTTTGAGCGATACCTTTGATTGTTGTTCTAACTGTTTCTAACCTTCTATCATCAGATGCATTTACTTCAAAGAAGTTATCAGATGCATTATCTCCTAATATAGATTTTGCTAATGCTAAACCTGCCGCAGTTTTACCTAAACCTGCTCTCCCATAAAGAAGAATGTTTGGCATATCTTTTTCTTCGACCCATGTTTCTGCATCCATTATAAAATGTTCTTGTCCAACAATATCACTTAATCTAGTTGGTCTATATTTTTCTGTCCATAACATACTTATACCCTCCAGTAGTTTAGTTTTTTGATTTTTCTATGCTTTAGATTAAGTTTTTTAAGAACAGTAGTGAGTTCCCAACTATTGGGAACCCAATGCATTCCACTATCCTTTAGAATCATAACAATGTCTGCTGAACACAATTCATCGCCATTTCTTAATACTGGCATTATTCTTCTTTTAATCATTTCTTCTCTACTTATTCCTACCATGCTATTCACCATTAAAGTATTCGCTTAGGTCTTTTATTTCCAACCTAATAGGGTCTGTTTTTCTTTTTCTTGGTTTTTCGCCAAGACCCAGTATTCGGCAATCACCATTGTTTAATTTCTTCATTGTATGTTTTTTAAACTCATCATCTTGAAGAAGTTGTTTTAGAATCCTAGTATCAGAATTCTTTATTCCTAATCGTCTTGAAAGATAAGGAATCTTTGAATATGTACCTCTCTTTGGCATAGTCAGTCTACCGAAGGAGTTCCCATTATGAACATAGCCTAACATCTCATAAAAGTACCTTTGACTCCATCTTCTCTTAACCACACCATCAATAAATATTAATTTATTAGGGTGTATGTTTTCACACAACCATGAAAGTATTTGCGTATCTGATGGTTTGTTATACAACAATAACTTAGCCACTAAGTCTCTATCAGATAGTTTAAGATAATCTTGAACCAAAGAAAATGTATCTCTTTCAAATGTGAAGGGTTCTTCACTTCTAGGTGCAAGTTCCTTTATTGATTCTCTAAGAAACTTTCTAGAACCTGCTCTTTTGATTTGACAGAGACTTTTTATTTCCTTTGGAACGCTTTTTTCATTGATAGAAGTTAATACTACTTGCCCTTTATAGTTTCTAACAACATAAAGAATATCATCTTTACGAGGTTTGTAATGAACATCTTCTATAATAATACCTCTATTAATATCAATTGAAAAAATATCTTTTACTTCAATATCATTTGCATGAAAAACTAAAGGGTCATCTACAAATGTTTTTGCCTTTGTAGATTTACCTGTTCCTGTTTTTCCTGTAATTAATATTGGCCTATTCTTTTTCATATTGGTTAATCCCATTAACTGACACCTTTTAATTCAAATAACCTTTCCATTCCTTCTAATGAAAGGTGTTCTTTATTAGAAACAATATCTATTGCTTCTTTAATATTGCTCCATTCATCCCTTAAATCTGGTAGATTATCTGGAATCAATAGTGATAGTTTATACAAATTAATAATACCTCCTATTTGGAGAATAGGTCGGGGTCTAGATTTATGTTCTTCTGCTTTATATTGGCTACCCACCTCATATTGAAGTAAAGAACGATTTACTGCTAGAAGAAAATCTTCTGAACCTCTAATGTTCAGTCTTAATCTAACTCTATACCCTATCTTAGATTTAGAACAACTACTCAAATGTAAATCAAACTTAGATGAACTTAACATAATACCTATTAACATATCCTTTGAAAACAACTACTCACCTCTTGGTTCTATTAGTTTACAATCAATGTATTTGTATTCTACATTAACATCTTCCAGTCCTAATTCCAGTAGTCTTTTAACTACTGGAGTATGTTCTTCTGAATCTACTCCTATAATAAAATGGAACATATACTCATAGTCTAATTCATACACAACATCATTCTCAAAGAATGAGAATTGTGGTGAATCAGAAGGATAAATATATCCCATTGCTTGAAAATCTAAAAGAAGAATACCTTGAGAAGTTAAGAACGCCTGTGTTGCTAATCTAAATACAGTTGCTTCTTCTTGAGAAAGTTCTCTTTCGGTATTAAAGATAAATTCTGTTGCTACTTGATTCTCTTCAAGAAAAACTAGAAATTCATCTTCCTTCATTAATATCCCTCATGTGTTGAATTTGATTAGGCCAATAACCTTCAGTTGTTTGAGAAGGGTGCATTTCCCACCAAAACAAATGAGCCGCAGTAATTGTGGATTGGTCTTTAATATTAGCATTATCTTCTGCACCTACTACTAAATCTTCTATTGCTCCTTCT